CTTGCCGCTCTTACCATGCTGGTTAAACGGCGTGTTACGCACAGAAACCTGGCCGTACCCGCCAGTCTGGTTGGCGTACTTTGGGTTGCTGAACCGCTGCTTGGGCGAGTTGGGGCTACCAGGCTCCCAAATCGGGTTCGCAGACACACTGGACCCACGCTTCATCTTGTTGTTCTTGCCTGTGGGACCGTCGATTGTCTCAGTGCCATTGGTGTGCGAAACAAAGTTCTTTGCCATAACTACCTCTCGGAGGAAACGAGCATGCCTATTAGTTCGTTCAACGTGTCCCACGGACAGAATGCTGACCGATCCGAAACGGATCATCCGACGTATCCTCACTCAACGCCAGACGCTTCCACCAGTCGATCGTCCAATAGTCGTCGACCTTCTCGACGTACTCGGGGGCATACGCAAACTTTCGCATCTGATTCGCCAACGCCAACGCCATCACCCGGTCATCAAACGGCGAACCCGACATCGAACCCTTCTCGTTGCGGGTGAAAGTCCGCAACTCCGCCAAAGTGTTCCGATCCCTCAACCCCAACTCATCGTTCTTCAACGCTGTCGCCAAATCATCGATCATCAACGGTTTCGACGTACGCGTCGTCTTCCAACCATACTCCTGCGTCACCCGGTTTGTGACACTGTTCAACGTACGCTTCCGAAACAAACGCGGATACCCCAACTGGCGCAACACCGTGATCGTCGTCAAACCATGATTGTTCGACTCGACGCAACACAACGCATCCCGATACCACAACCCGATATTGAAAACTTCGGCCGCCAACTCGTCAGGAGCGATATGCCCATGCCAGATAGCAACCTGCTTTCCTGTATTCAAATCCAACACCTGGATACACGAATAGTCGCCGTGACCCAAACCCTCCGCCGTGTCAACACCCATCACATAGCCGTGCATCGAATCCGGCGGCGACCAAACTTCAAGATTCATGTTCTAAACTCCATAACCCTCGGCATCACAGAATGCAGATACCCGACCTGGCCTCGACGGCAACCCGCCGCCAAAGCATCCAGGACATCCAAATCGAACACCGGGTTACCCGACCGGACAAACGCTTCCTCCGGTGTCGTCGGATACTCCTGAGCCAACTGCCACGGCAACATCGACTGACGCTTTTCCTCATACCACGATTCGTCCCGATCCTCCGTCGCAGACCACGGAAAAAACATCGGAGCAAACTTGTTGTTCGACGCCGAAGCACCAACCCACAGATTATGAAAAAAGTTGCCGGAACCATTCGCAGTCGACAAACCAATAATACGGCCACCCACATCCGCAACCGGTTCAATCGACGCCCACGCCTCCTCAGGATTCGGCAGAAACGCCCACTCGTCGACAACAATCAGCGTGGCGGACTCGCCACGCGCAGGATCAGACGCCGACGGCATCGACGTAACCTGCGACCCGTTGTCGAAAAGCATACGCTGCTGATGCTCAACCAAAGACTTCGGGCCACGATCCACCATCCACAACGGCAAATGAGAAAACCCGTACTTCGTCTTCCGCAACAACAACACCGCCTCACGTTCCGTGCGAGACAAATCAATGATGTTTTGATCTGCATGAAAAAACGCCAACCAGAACTGGTGAGCCGCCACCAGGGTCGTCCACCCGATCTGGCGGGCCTTCAACGTCAAAGAATAACGGTTGTCGACCCAATGCTCCAAAGCGAAAGTCTGAGCATTCCTGAGATCAAACAGGATCCTGCCGTAGGCGGGATGGGCGATGTTCCAATACTTTCGCAAAAAGTACGATTCGTCCCTCACGCAGCGGCGCCACTCCGCCTCCTGGCGGAGTTCCGTCAACCGCGACATTCAATCTTTGGCTGGACGCGACTCTGGAGTCCAGGTGTTACGCCAAATCGACGGAGAATGATTCTCCTCAACCTCAAACCTGACCTCCGCATCGGGATACATGCGAACCACATGATGACACGGTTCCTCCCCATCCCACAAAGCAGCATCCTCCTCCTCGGTGGTCGGAACGCCGTCATGCAACACACACACCGGCGGCCCACAAAACCCCCGATTGATGCCCTCTGTCATCCACTGGTCAAACGAACGGCCCACAACGCCTCCCTAGAATCGGAACAGATCCTGCAAGAGCCTTCCCGCAGCAAGCACAATCATAGCGCACGCAAAGACCCCGGCAGCGATCCCTACGATCGCGACAACATGAACTACTGGCACGCGTCGCATGATTCGGGATTCTCCAAACCACATTCCAACGGCTCATCGGCACCAGGCCCATGAAACGGATCCCCCCAAGGGCCTAGAACAGGTCGTTCCCCAAACGCTTCTTCACGCCAGATCTGGTCCTCATCTCCTGGCAACACTTTCCCGCCCAACACGGCAATCCCTTCGAATGCATCTCGAACACTTCACGACGTACCTTAGCGCGCTCCGCCGACCGCTCGGCCCGCAAATCAGCAAGCATACGCTTGCGGCCTAAAGAAATCACTGCGACGACAACATAGCGCCACCAGCCAAAATCGGTGGCACCAGAGGGCCACCAAACCCGGTTCCAGCGGCAGTAGCGGCAGCAATCGCTGTCGCAATCATTATCGCCGTCTTCGTGTCGATGCCAGGCACAGCCTCAACAACACTTTCCACCAGATTGCCAAGCCCACCAAAATAGCCTTCGCTTTCCTGCGCTGTACCCTGAGCCAACATCTCCGGCAAAATCGAGGCATCCATCCTCGATTCAGGATTCAGAAAATCATGCTCCTTACGGATCTTCTCGATCTCCTCCTTGCCACGTTTCCGATCTTCCTCAGAAATCTCGGGGCCAGGCTCATACGGTGCCGGCGGGCGCTCAGGATGCGCCCGCCCCGTCCGGGGTGGCTCACCCGACATCGCCGTCAACATCGACTCCACCGACGGTGGCGCACCCTGATACCCGCCCGACTGCGGCAACGCCGCAGCCGGCTGAAACCCTCCCAACCCCCCAGGAGCAGGCATCCCCTGAAACGCCGGCAACCCCGGCGAAACAGACGGCGACTGAAACGCCGGCAGACCCGACGGCAGGTTTACAGCACGCGACTCATGGGAAAACTCGTCGTCAGAATGTGGACGCGGATCTTCCCACTGTGCTGCACGTTCCTGCCGATCCTCCCTGCGCCATTCATCATACATTCTGTCCATTTCTTCGTCAGACAACTCTCTCCGACGCTCCAACTCCTCAACAGAAATCGTACCCTCATCGAAAAGATCCAACGCTTCCTGAGTTCTNTCTAATGCTTCCCACCGCTGGTTTTCGTGGATTGCCTCCCAGGGCACGGGATTCGCTGGCAATGCTGACGGTTCCGCAGCACCCGACTCATGGCTGTATCCTGACTCAAGATCCAATGCGCGGTCGTACCCCATATTCCAAAAAGACTCCGCAATACGCTGACGGTCTGGATGGGTGCCGGCATGCCCCAACAGATCATCAAGCACAGCACTAAGAATACCNTCAGCGCCGANCTCGTCAGGGTCATGTGAAACCAACGCTCGACCAGCAGCATCAGCAACACGCTGATCGAACGGTGTCGCCTCCGACCACAACTCTCTGGCTCGTTCTCGTTCCCGTTCCAGCGAATCACCTGCTTCGGTTACCGCCCACGCTTCAAATAATGGGGTACCGCTTCGACGCCCCCCTTCGACAAGATCCCACGCCTCCGACTGCTCCGCAGTCGTAGGCGCCGCAGACTCCAACGTCCCCTCAATAGCCTGCGCCAACTGAGCATCAAAATCATCAAAATCGAAACCGCCAGGAACCCCCTCAACACCCGACATCGCAGACGTACCAGGCGGAAGATCAGGCACCGGATCCAAATGCCGGCCACCCCACTTCTCAATCGCCGCCTTACGCTGCGCCGGATCATCCAAATCCCAAGTCTGAACCAGAGGCGGCGGCGGAGGATCATCAGGCGGATCCAACTCCCGAATCTCCGCCTCAATCTCAGCCAACTCGTCAACCACCTGCTCCAACGCCTGGTCATACGGCGCAGAAGTATCCCTCAACCGATCCCCATGCCTTTTCTGCAAATCAGCATGACGGGCACGCAAACGCTGCAACCTGATACTCGTCACACTTCCCATCATCTCCGCAGCAGTCTCCCGCGCATCAGGCAACGACACAGACCTGTCAGGCGTCCTCGACTGCGGNTTCGGCCCATGCTNNGAAACAACATCAATCGCCATCGGACACCGGCACATCCCGAAACTCAGCCACCAAAGACTCCAACTCGTCAGCCAACTCGGCATCCGACAAACCAGCAGCATCACGCTCATCATCGACGATCACACGACGCTTCGGAGTGAACTTCTCGACATACTGAAGGTACAGCGAAGCAGCCTTCACATCGCCGCCAGCGGCAGCGCCATACAGCGCGTCAATCACCGTCTGAGTACGCTCAGGATGAACATTCAGTTCAGCAGCCCGGCGGTCCCACTCACGCACAAAACGCACATCCCGCTTAATCCGACGAATCGAATCCTCATGCATCCCATTCTCAGCCGCCCACTCCTTCTGAGTCGGCGGTGTACGCTCCGGCCCCGCCAACACCCAATCCAGAAGCAACCGCCACCGATCCGGCATCGTCTGCACACCCGAATCCTCATCCGTCTTCCAGCCTCGACCGCCACCGTTCTGTGCCACTACGCACCTCCATACACCTGCCTGGAGCGTCCCAAAAGAAATAGTGGGACAAACCCTACGGTATTGTGG